ACATGGGAACAAAAAGAAGACTGACAGGATTGTTTGGTCTTTACAGGGTAGGTTCGAGCACGGCAGGATTACCCTAAATGACAAGAACAAGTCATCGGATTGGAAGGTATTTGAGGATCAGTTCCTCATGTTCCCTACTGCTGGCGTCCACGATGATTTGATAGATAGTTTGTCTTATATTGACCAGCTTGCTGTAACCAGTTATAATTCAGACTATGGCGATGACGACGAATACGAAACCTTAGACGTTATATCAGGATACTAATAATGTTACCTTACACCTTCCCCTCGGTTCTAGATGGTGCTACACGACGCTGTGTTGTGTTCCCTCTCTCAAGCATAACAAACTTAACAGCTTGGATTGACTACATTCCAGCCAAGAAGGTTACTGGCTCAGTCAAGAATTCTTACAACAACAATGGCTCTCAGGCAGTGTCTGAGCTAGGTAGCACAACAGGTAAACAGGCTTGGCTTGACTACATCCCTGTGTACTACAGCGCTGGCTACTCTAAGGCTTGGAGCACTGACGCTAGCGGCTACATCCCAGTATCTACAGACTAAGAGGGTAACTATGACAGTTAAACGAGGTAGTGAAGAGTTCGATGGCTACAACAAGCCTAAGCGTACTCCCGGTCACCCAAGCAAGAGCCATGCTGTGTTGGCTAAAGATGGGGATGAAATAAAGCTTATCCGTTTTGGTCAACAAGGCGTTAAAGGCAGTCCTGATGGTTCAGCCCGTAACGATTCCTTTAAAGCTAGACACGCTAAGAACATTGCCAAGGGCCGCATGAGTGCAGCTTACTGGGCAGACAAGGTGAAGTGGTAATAGATATGTCTTCATGCCCTATTGCAACCCAAGACATCCATGTCAACCTGAAGAACAGGGACAAGGCTTTCAAAGAGTACGGCTACGGCCCTGCTAATCCAGAACAATCTAACGGTGCTTTCTGGAACAAGAGAGCTAATGAGTGGGCTACGTCTATTGACCAAGCCAAGACAATGCGTTGTGGTAACTGCTCTGCCTTCATCCAGACCCCTGAGATGATGGAGTGTATCCGCTACGGTATTGACGAGGAAGAGAACGGGTTTGCTAAAGATGTTGTGGACAGTGCCAAGCTAGGCTACTGTGAGCTTTTCGACTTCAAGTGTGCAGCAGATAGAACCTGTAGCGCTTGGTTAGTTGGTGGCCCTATCACCAAAAGCAAGAACAAGATGGCTGAAGAAGAGATTGAAGACCCCTTTGAAGATTCTACCGAGGAAGATCTATAATAATTATGATTACTGAAGACAACAATAATAAAGCCCCTGAATTCGATGAGCCTACGGAATCCGATAAGGACTTGGTAAGCTACGTTACTGGTCACTGCGACAGCTGGCGTGATTGGCGTAACAGCAACTACCTAGAACTGTGGGATGAGTACGAGCGTATCTTCCGTGGTATTTGGGCAGCTGAAGACAAGACTAGGGACTCTGAGCGCAGCCGTATCATTGCCCCTGCTACTCAGCAAGCAGTAGAGACTCGCCACGCTGAGATCATGGAAGCTATCTTCGGTCAAGGCGACTTCTTTGACATTGAGGATGACGTTCAGGATGTCAACGGTAATGAGCTTGATGTCTCCATGATCAAAGCTCAGTTGATGGATGACTTCAAGAAGGACAAGATCCGTAAGGCTATCGACCAGATTGAGTTGATGGCTGAGATCTACGGTACTGGCATCGGTGAGATCGTTATCAAGACTGAGAAAGAGTACGTTCCTGCTACACAGGCTATCCCCGGTGTAATGGGTCAGGCAGCTATCGGCGTCCAAGAGAAAGACCGTACAGCTGTCAAGATTGTGCCTGTGAACCCCAAGAACTTCTTGTTTGATCCTAACGGTACAGCAATTGATGATTGCTTGGGCGTAGCAGTTGAGAAGTACGTAGGCTTGCACAAGATCGTCAAGGGTATCGAAGACGGTATCTATCGTAAGGTCAACATTGGCCCTATGTACGACACTGAGGACTTGGAAGTCACTCAGGAAGACACACAGTTCCAGACAGACAAAGTTAAGCTCTTGACCTACTACGGTCTAGTCCCACGTGAGTACCTGACTGACTTGGGTGACACAGAGGAACTGATGGACTTGTTCCCTGAAGAGAGCGATGCTGACGAGTACACTGACTTGGTGGAAGCCATTGTCGTGATCGCCAACGACAGCTACTTGCTCAAGGCAGAAGAGAATCCTTACATGATGAAGGATCGTCCTATCATCGCTTACCAAGACGATACAGTGCCTAACCGCTTGTTGGGTCGTGGTACAGTGGAGAAGGCTTACAACATGCAAAAGGCTATTGACGCTCAGATGCGTAGCCACATGGACTCCCTTGCCTTGACCACAGCCCCTATGATCGGCATTGACGCTACCCGTCTGCCCCGTGGTGCTAAGTTCGAGGTTAAGCCCGGTAAGGCAATCCTGACCAACGGTAACCCCAACGAGATTCTCCAGCCCTTCAAGTTCGGTCAGACAGACGGTAACAACCTCCAGACTGCCCAAGCCTTTGAGCGCATGTTGCTTCAAGCTACAGGTACTTTGGACTCTCAAGGCATGGTGTCTAACGTGGCTAGGGACGCTGGTGGCGCTGGTATGTCGGCTGCCATGGGAGCCATTATCAAGAAGTACAAACGTACTCTTACCAACTTCCAAGAGGACTTCCTGATCCCGTTCATCAAGAAGGCTACCTTCCGTTACATGCAGTTCGACCCTGAGCGTTATCCCTCAGTTGACATGAACTTCATGCCTACAGCTACCTTGGGTATCATGGCTCGTGAGTACGAACAACAGCAGTTTATTGCTTTGCTCCAGACTTTAGGCCCAAATACCCCTGTCTTGCCTGTGATCTTGAAGGGTATCGTGTCTAACAGCTCCTTGACCAACCGTTACGAGATGATGGCTGCCTTGGACAAGATGGCACAGCCAGACCCTCAGCAGCAACAGGCTCAAATGATGCAACAACAGCTCCAGTTGCAGACTTTACAGGCTCAGTTGGCCTTGGTTCAGGCTCAGACAGCAGAAAAAGCCGCTAACGCTCAACAAATTCAGGTTGAGACAGCCATGATGCCAGAGGAAATGCGTGTTAAGGTGGTTCAAGCTGCCTCAAACAACCTAGATCGTGGGGATGACTTCGGTAAACGCCTCCAATTGGCTGATCGAGTGCTAAAGGAGAAGGAAATTAACCTTAAAGCAGCAGATATTCAGTCAAATGAGCGTATTGCTGCCCTCCAAATGGTCAACAGACGTAAATAATTACTAAATTATAGTAAAAAGTAGTTGACAAAGTGCTACTTTTGTGATAGAGTAGCGTTATGTATAACTAATAGGTTCTCCTAATGGAACAAAACCTAGGCAAATTTTATGAAGAAGCGTTCTCTATGATGGCTACCCAAGGGTGGCGTGATCTCATGGAGGACATTCAAAAGGTTAAAACCAATTATAACGACCTGTCAACTGTCGCGGACACACAAGATCTTTATTTCCGTAAAGGACAGCTTGACATCTTGAATTGGCTTTTAGGGCTGAAAGGCTCGTATGAGAAGACTTACGAAGATCTTCAACAGGCAGGAGACATTTAAGGATGGCACTGCGTTTCTTTGATTTTCTTTGTGAGAACGATCATAAAACCGAGGCATTAGTTAAGGATGATGTGTACACAACTTCTTGTAAGGTGTGTGGCTCAGAAGCCCAACGAACTGTCTCTGCACCCATGATGAAGTTAGAAGGCATTACAGGCTCATTTCCAAGTGCCTATGACGCATGGGAGCGCAAACGGGCTGAAAAGCTCGTACAAGAGAGAAAACAAAACTCATAAGCATTTATACGCCGAGGAGTAGTTTCTATTTTTAAATATATATCCTAGAACCGTTACGTCGGCAGGAAAGGAAATTAATATGTTAGTAGATGACAACGAAGATATTGGCGGTAGTTCAAGCGAACTTGAAGCTGTAGAGCAGCAACAAGTACAACAGACACCAGATCCTATCCCT